ATTTTCCTGGCTGGAAGAATTCATCCAGAATGCGAGCCTGAGAAGGATAGAGTTCTAGGCCAAGGGCATGTTTAGCGAATTGGCTGCAAGTAAGGTTCATTTAACAAAGTGTCTCTTGAATTTCGCGGGCTTCTAAGCTGCGCAAGGTGGCAGTGCTCGCTGGATGAGTGTCAATAACTAAGCCCGCTTTGTTATTAGTCCATTTTTGCTGCTTCCACATGACTGGCGGCAATGTCTTATCCCAAACAATTAAAAAGCGATGCTTACGCCCACGCAACACTTTAATTCCTCCATTGTCCAAGTGCTCCTTCCACCCTCTTGTCATTTGCTTCCAATGGGTTTCAATTCGTCCTGGTCGTTTCTCGGCGGGGAGATACTTGCCGCCGTGCTGCTCTGGACATGGCACCCAGATATTGTATTTTGCATCTGATAGCCCATAGTAAGTGAAATTGCATGCTGCATATACAACCCCTGAGTGATGATCATCATCTGCATAGCTAAGAACAGCACGAGCTTTGTCATTTTTTAAGCGACGCAAGCATTTTGAAACGAACCAACTAGCAAGGCATTTTTCTTTTTGATATTGTGGGTGAATGCATAATCGAGATAGCTCGTAGAAGCCAGATTGATCAAAGGAGCGAAAATCTTTTATTCCCCAAATTCCTTTAAACAATTCAGCCACTGGAAAGCCAGTAAAAATGCAGACGGCAATTAGCGATTCATTGTGATATGCGCCATAGCAATGTTGAGAGCATCGAAATGTTTTTGTTTGATCCGTCAAGTAGTGATAACGCAAAAGAAGAGGCTCCGCCTCTTGTTTGGTTATTTTTTTAATTTGATAATTCATTTTGCTTGCCACCGCCCATTGCTCAACGAATATAAGCGACTATAAGAAAAATTCAAATAAAAAGAAAGTTCATCCCACCGTATGATATCTTGATTGGGGGCTCCAGTTCGAGACAGCCCAGTTCTTCCAAACCATTGTGACAGCGGAGCGTTGTAAGGAGAAAAGCGCTCAATTTGGCTTGGTTTTGAAAGGGCATTTAAAATGGGAACTCTTGGGTATGCAAGAGCTAAATCGTTGGATAAGAATTGCAAAATAACATCAGCATTTCCTCTTATCCATCCAGGCTTTCCAGTGATGCCTGTGTATTCAGAGAGAACGAGAGATAGATTTTTGTATTTTGAATTGCGGCATACCTTGGGTGCCTTCACTTCTACTTTTAACTGTCGATTGTTTTTGTAAGTTATAAAATCAAAATGCTCTAGCCGATTTTGATAGCTTGAGCTTTCCTGGAAGGACCAGTTTAAGTCTTGAAAGAAACGAGGAGCCCATTCAAGCTCCGCCTCATTGCCAACTTTAATGCTGTTGGATAACCTTTCTTTGGATGGTCCAGGAATGGTTTTTGCTTCTTTGGATGGGAGGTTCACAAGAGCCATGCATTCACGCCAGTCTATCCAGGAATTAGACTAGAAGCAATACAACTTAGCCATAAGCGTTGGTTATGGAAGGCGAAGCAATTGATTTGGGGCATGCTACGGCAGGCGGCATCCGTGCAGATGGCCTTCAGAATGTTTTGATTGGCATGGGGACTGGCCGTGACAAGGCTCAGTACACCAAGACCACCGCCACCGTCTTCCTGGCTCAAGAGGAGCTTGAAAATCTTTATGGAGAATGGCTGCCTCGTCGCATTGTTGACATTTATGCTGATCAAGCCACAAGGAAAGGGTTTAAAGTACTTTTTGGTGGCGACGGCGTAAGAGCCGAAGAAGTACAGGGCATTGAGCAGACGATTGAAGACCTCTACATTCTTGAACACCTCAACCTCGCAGCCAAAAACGCCCGCCTTTATGGGGGTGCTTGTCTACTTCTTTTTATTGACGATGGGCGTCCCGCTTACATGCCTGTCGATAAACGCAACATTCGTCGCATCGAAGAAATTGAATGCCTTGATCGTTGGCAAATTGCCCCAGTTATCAACGAAGAAAACTTATACGACTATTCAAAAGCCACTTATTATCAGATCATCTCTGGAGATTTAATTAACGAGCCAACGCTCACTTACATTCATAAAGACAGGATTTTGCGCTTTGATGGTGATTGGCTGCCCTATCGCGTGAGGCAACGGAACTATGGCTGGGGCATGAGTGCTCTGCAAACTGTTTACGACAGCTTTCGTCATTATTGGACTGGTCTTAATTCTGCTGCAACGCTTCTCACTGAATTTGACATTTTTGTTCATAAAGTGAGAGGCTTGGCTGCGATGCTGGCGGCTGGCAAAGAAAGCTCCATTCGTGATCGCTTGCAAGTGAATGATATGAGCAAGAGCATTTATCGCGGCTACGCCATTGATGCAGAAAAAGAAGAGCTTGAATTTATTAGTCGTAATTTTGGCGGCATTGGAGAAATTTTAGAAAAGCTGCGCGTGGATATTATTGGCGCCAGCAAGATTCCTCACACTGTTCTCTTTGGCGAAAGCCCTAGTGGACTTGGTTCCACTGGTCGCAGTGAAGAGCGTGATTTCGCGAAGATGCTTTCTGACTATCAGAGTGTGCATTTTAAGCGGCCCATGAAGAAGCTGCTTGAATACATCATGCTGAGCAAGGAAGGTCCAACGAAAGGGGATGTGCCTGATTCATGGCGCATCGCTTTTAATCCATTGTTCGAACTGAATGAGCGTGAGATGGCCGACGTAAGGGCTCGTGTGGCGGCAGTAGATGGCCGTTACATCCAACTGGGAGTATTGACGCCCAAGGAAGTGGCGGACGCCCGTTACGGCGGTTCTGAGTGGAGCATGGAGCTTACGCTTGATCCGTCAGTAGAACGCGCCAATGAAATACCCACTCCAGAAATGAGTGGAGCCACCCCCAAACGGGGTGGCTTGGCAGTGCCGCCTGGCGGTCGCGATCCAATGAACGAAGAAAACGGCACGCTCCCCATGGATGGAAGCAGGGAAGTGCAAGATGCTGCGGGTCTCTATCTTCCGCGTGATCTAGAGAAAGTGCGTGGCGATGTTGAATTCACTGATAAGGAGCTGCATCAACAAGCCATAGCGGCAGCAAAAGCAAAGTTCAAGGAATGGCCAAGTGCCGTTGCTGGAGCTTATGTAACGCGGAAATACAAAGACCTCTACAAGCGCAAGCATGGTTCAATGGAAGGAGCATTCAAGGGCAAGAAGCAAACTGCCGAATATTTTAAAGAGGATGCCATTGAACCATTGAAGACTAGCGGGCTCATTCTTTCTGATATTGACGAGGCTTCTCTCATTGATGAAGAGGACATTTCTGCTGCATTGAATCAATGGAAAGAAGAAGCGCCTGAGCGCTTCAAAGATATCCTGGAGGCAGAGGATGTCAAGCCTGAATGATCTTTCCCAATTCTCTGAAGCCATTGCTCGCTTTGATCAATCATCCTGGCGCTACGACCCTATCAGTGGTAGGTATCGCGGCGCTAATGGACGCTTCCTCAGCGCTCGTGCAGTGGAAGCATTGGTGGATGGTCGCATTAACAAGCTTGGTACTGAGCTACGGCGTCTCACACGTATGCTTAGCGATGGCTCTATCACGTTGGATCAATGGCAAGGAAGCGTAAGGGAAGCTCTTAAGCTTGTTCACGTACAGGCAGCGATCATTGGCAATGGTGGAAGAGAATCAATGTCAGCAGCAGATTGGGGGCGCATCGGCCAACGTCTCCGTGTGGAATATGCTTTCCTGCAGAGTTTTGCTAATGATCTTTTGGGTGCTCGCGTTTCTAGTGCCATGGCTCTTGCTCGTATCGGGCTTTATGCTCAGAGTGTGCGAGGTACTTACTGGGAAGGCGCCAGTATTCGACAAGAAAAGCAAGGATATAGTTTGATGAGACGCATCTTGGACAGTCAAGCAAAGCATTGCCAAGACTGTCTTGATTATGCTGCTCGTGGCGTGGTGCCAATTGGTAGCGTGCCACTTCCTGGGCAGCGTTGTGCATGCCGCGCTAATTGTCGCTGCAGCGTTAAATATTTCCGCCAGCAAGCGCCAAGTGTGCAAGTGTAATTCTTGCTTGTAGTATTGGGCAAGCTTATTTTGTCCAATGGCTCGTATTCTTTATTGTGGTGACGTGGGAGTGCAAACTGGCTTTGGCCGTGTTGCAGAATATTTGATTCCCGCATTAGCCCAAGAGCATGAAGTGCATGCTTTGGCCGTGAATTGGCACGGCGACCCAAGTGAAATGCAGCAATATTGCAAGATGTATCCAGCCATGGCTTATGGTTCCGACCCTTTTGGCTCTCATCGCATTGCCGAAGTAATCAATACGGTTAAGCCAGATTTAATTTGGACGACCAATGACATTTGGGTGGCATTGCAACTATGGGAAAACGCCAAAGTCTTAAAAGAGCAAATTGGTTTTAAATGGTTTGTCTACACCCCCATTGATTCTTATGGACTATTTCCTGAGCTGAAAGCTC